CCGCTTTACCAAAATTGATTAGGGCAGCTGTGCCTAAAGCAGCAGCTACGCCCTTAGCCATGTTTTTCATTTGGTTATCGAATGAGCCGGCGGCGGCTTCGGCGTCTTTTAATCCTGCTTTAAATTTGGCGGCGTCGGCAATGACGTTTACAGATATTGCCGCTGTTTTACTGGCCATATGCTTTACTCATTCCTGCTTCGATAATCTTATCCCAGTCCTGCTGGGTGCGTCGTGTACCTGTTTTAGCGGCTGCTCGTCTAGCTTTAGGGCCTGGGCTACTGGCAGGGGCACAAAATCCGCTAGTTATTCGTTCTAAATGTGCAAGGTATGTATCGAGTACCTCGCCGTGTCGTCGGTCTATCGCCTGATATAGGAATGGTTGCGGCGTAATGTTTCTGCGTCCCCAGCCAAAATGGATAGGGCCAGCGTACGGTACCGCTTTAACGCCTGCCCTGACCTTGCCGCCTGACTGAACCATAGCGGCCCTAATTGAGTCTCTAAGACGGCCAGAGACGACGGGTACCAGGCTTTTAGCCTCGTCAGCAACGATAGTAGCGGAAGCGTACCCAGCGGCTTTAAAATCCTCTGTAGCGTTGTCGCTTAGCGTTTTAAATGCACGGCGTAACTGGTTAAGCCCATCTATCGTTACTGTCGTTTGCTGTACGGCCATGCTCTGCCCTCTGTCTGAGTATGTCTACCATTTCCTCGAATATCAGCATAGGCGTAGCGAGCAACTCATTAGGGGCTATTCCTGTAAGTATTGCTACTTGTGCTATGAGTTTATGGTGCCAGCCTGGCTGGCTGCTTTTCCCACAATGTTTACAGCTTCAATAGACGGCAGCCATTCGTTAAATGGTTTTACAACGATACCGGCGTTACGGCATGCGGCCCAGCCCATAAATGCCAACGGCTTAAACGTTGGTTTGGTAGCCCAGTCTGTCCACAGCAAATTAGGGTGCTGATCTTCCCAAGCGCACATTACAGATATCGTGATAGCTACCTTATGTACGGGCCCATCAACGGTTACTACTTCTAGCTCATTACCGACCATGCTACGTATCCCTCTTTTTATGTTTAATTATGTTTAATTTTTAGGCGGTGGTTTTAACAATGTCGCCGCCGGAGAGCGTAATTTGCGTCATTGGAATTTCGCCGATCTTGCCGCTACCGATAGGCGTATGGCTTTCTACGAAAGCATTGCTATACGTATAGGTAGGGTTTGTGGCGCTGGTAGCTGCCGACGTCGGCTTAACGATCACGGTCGTCGTGGTACCAACTAACGGGTAGATAGTTGCCTCAGTTTTTGTGGCTGCGAAATCGACATAGAAGTTAATAACCATTGCGTCAGCTGCAAGCCCTGTCGTGTACCGTCGGGACGTCATGCCCATCGATGTAATTTCGACACGCTCGGCAGCGTGTGTAATTTGCACACTCTCAACCAGGCTCGATAGGTCGACAGCGTTAATAGTGACGCTAGCGTTTTTGATAATTTCTACAGCCATTTTGGTTATTCCTTATCTGTTTTTTTGGTTGGTTCTGCTTTAATGTGGCCGCCGATAATCAGCGCCTCAATGTTGAGACCTGCTAGATCGTCGTCGTTAACCGTAGTACCTTGTGGTGCTACAAAATTGTCGCTTAATACCTTGTATGTGGTCATTATCCGATTACCTCTATCTGGTATCTGTAGCAGAGCATTTCAGCGCCGCTAACTGTAATAGTAGTAGGTGAAGCGCTTAATACTCGGCATGTCTGCACGCTGCCGCCTAATGTTTGGTCTGCCTCGACAGCGGTTTTAATTGAGCTGCTACCTGTGCCGGCTAGATAGCCGTCTAGTTTGTCCTGGGCGGCCCGTTCACTCATGCGGCCAACAATAACCATTACCTCGATATCGCCGTGATCTAGGTGGCGCTGCATGCTCATATCGAAATCAATACTAAGCAGGCCGACTACGGCAGCTGGTGGTGCAATACCGTCGGGCACTATGTCATATGTGCGTAAACCTGTAATAGTAGCTAACGCCGTTTTAAGGCCGTCACGTACGGCGCTAGGCGTCATGCTCACGCTATAACCTCACGGCGGTACGCTCTAGTCATGGCTGCGATATCACGGCCTAACGGGCTCATACGAATAGCGCCGAGCTCGCTAATGCCGAGATTACCGCCTACAGAGTCTTTACGTTTGTACATGTCAGCGGTAAGGATTAGGCACGCCTGGCTAATATCCTCTGGCACGGTAGGAAATCCCCATTTTGCCGTAAGTTGTACGGACGGTCTTAAGTTGGGTAGCAACCAGGGCAGCAACTGGCCGCCTACTAATGTAATTTGCGTATACGGTTTACCTATTGCAATAGCGTTAAACGGCTCTACCACATAATCGGTATTTAAAGTTAGCGTCGTTTCATAGGTGCCGTCGCCGCCTGTGTCAAGCGCCAGTATTAAACCTGTAGTGCTACCGAAATCGTCTACGGTCAAAATGTAGGGGTTAGTGCCTCGATATAGTCGGGCGCTAGCTGAAGCGTCTAAATAGAAACGGCGGCCAGCGATATTGTCAATAGATCGGCTGGCGGCCTCTACCATGCTTTCTAGCATGGTGTCGTCAATGCTGTCAGAAATGGTTAAATACGCTTTAGCTTCGGCCAGCGTGGCGTAGCCGTTAGTTATGGCCATTACTTGCCCTTAGTTTTACGGCGTGCTGGTTTCACAATTTCTGTTACGTCGGCCGCTATTTTGGTTACGGCTGGTGCAGCTTTAATAGCTACCTCAACTAGACCAAACATTTTAGCGATAGTTGCCGGTGGAATTTTTGCGGCGACAGCTGCGGCTATTTGCTTTTCTAAACTCATGGCGGCTGCTTTCTAGGTGGGGGTTAGCTGCTGGCGTACTCTTGTGGGTACGCCAGCAGCTTTTCTGGCCGTGTGGGTCAGAATGTCGGGGTGACGAGACCAGTACCGCCAATTTTGGCGATGGCCTTAGGGTAACGTCCAGCGGTGAACGCTGAGAAGCCAAACATGACGATACGTACGGCTACCTTGCCGTCGGGCTGTTCGAAACGTACGTAGGTCGGCTGTCCTGGGCTTTCCCATAGGTGCATCTCGTCGGCGGCCACGATGTAAATTTCGTCCTGGTTTGTGCCAGTTCCGAGGTTCGTAGCTACGTTTGCGTCGGTAATGATCGGCAGGCCGACCATTGAGTACTGTCCAGACTGGCCGTAGCCGAGGCCTGAGAAAGTACCGGCGGCGTTCATCGGGCCATTGGCGTTAGGTACGACCAACGGGCGGCCTGTGGTATCGGTAGCAGCCAAGAAGAAGCCGAGGCGGCGAGGGTGCATAACGATATGGCTAGGGCCCTGGAAAACGTTACTCTGAATTTGTTGGATAGCGTCCAACAGTTTCGGGTACAGTTCGCCAACGGTCGGGCTGGCGTCGGTGTAGGTGACGCTAACGGTACCGCTAAGGTTGGTAAGTCCAATAGGCGTACCGCTTGAGCCGTCGCCGTTCAAAATGCCGTAGTCCAGTTTCGTATGGTAGGCCTTAACCAGGTCAGCTAATACGACCTCTTCAATGTTTGCGCCTCGCAAAATGGCCTGCTTCGATACGTCCTGCATACCAGCGATGGTGTTCACGTTGACAGTTAAAAGCGTGTCGTCCATGTTGGTTTCGGTTGCGGTGTCGTTTTCGGCAGCCTGGTAGTCGACGCCTGTACCCGTGGTAACTCGTGAGATATTCACGCTCATACCTTGCGCTGGCAGAAAATGGTTACGGGCGATATCGGCGGTTGGGCGGCCGGCACGAGCCAACGGGGCGTATAGATCTACCAAATATTGCGGTACGACGAGGCCAGCAAAATTAGAGCTAGACACGTCTCGGCGCTCGATAGAGACCTCACGGTTATAGCGTGCCATGCGTTGCTGCGCTTCGGTATCCCAACCAAACGAGGCGTTTAAGGCGTCGGTCAAAAAGTTGTGCTCTGAACGTGCCGAATATGTGGCCTCTTCGCTAGTAATACGGGCACCACCTACGATACGGGTTTCGGTTGCGCCGTCAATTTTGGCGGCCAGCTCTGCAGCTTTAGCGTTACGGGTTTCAATTTCTGCAATAACGCTAATGCGCTCGTCCAGTTTGCGTGCTTCGCTGCTCAATGCCTCAACGTTAGCCAATTCGGCTTCGGTCAAGTCACGGTCAGAGTCGGCGGCAGCGTTTAAAGTTGCTTCGATAAGTTCGGTTTTAGCCTGGCGCTTTTCGTTCAAGCCGTTTAAAAATGAATTGCTCATAGTGGGTTTTCTCCAATAGTAAAAACGTGGTTTATGGGTTTTTAGTTTTTGAGGGTGCCACTATGCGTGGGGTGCTCTATGTCCTGTATTTTAGGGTAGCAGGCGGCGCATAATATTTAGTGCATATTCGAGACGAGTACGCCGACCAATATCGTTAGGGTTAATAACCTCAACTATGCCAAGTTCTGCATAGATAGCCCTAGTCGTCGTATCGTTCTCTATTGCTGCGTCTATGCCGTACATGCCTATTAAGCGGCTCGCTGTCGCTTTTTTGTGAGCCAGCGTACTATTTCGGTCGTTTAAATAGATCGCCTCGTAATCCAGGCCGAGACTATCTATTAGCTCTTTAGTAGCTACTCGTGCCGTAATG